CATGGTCATGCGCATTATGCTGGACGTGCGATCGACGTTAATGTTGGTCGTGGCGTATATGAAGCACATTCCGGCTATGCTCATAAGTTTGATGCTATTGCAGCACGGGCAAGAGCAGCTGGCTATACTGTATTATGGCGTGTGGCTGGTCACTTCAACCACATGCATATACAGAAGTAATAAATATGAGGGTGGCAATGTCCGTGCCACCCTTTTATCATGGAGGCTAACTTGAACGTAGAAAAGCAGGATAAGACCATAGAAGTTCCTAATATCGAAGACCATCACTATTATCTTTTTAATTCGCACTTTGATGCGGGTACGACAGGCGAAGCAATGAAGTTCATTCTTGCTCGCAATCTAATGAAAAAAGATCGTCCAAAATTCATAAAGTTAATCATCAATTCTCCTGGCGGAGAAGTTCCTTCTGCATTCGCTCTCATCGATACGATGAAGGGTTCAAAGATTCCGGTATACACCTATGGACTTGGTGAAATTGCTTCTTGTGGTTTACTTACGTTTATGTCGGGAGAAAAAGGATATCGTTACATTACTAGAAATACCGCAATTCTTTCCCACCAATTCTCATGGGGATCTATGGGCAAAGAACACGAACTGATGGCCTCAGTAAAAGAATTTAATAATACGAGCCAGCGCATCATAGATCATTATAAAAAGTGCACTGGTCAAACCGAAGCAACTATCAAGAAGTATCTCTTACCACCAGAAGACGTTTGGTTAACGCCCAAGGAGGCAGTGAAATATGGCATCGCAGACCAAATTGTGGACTTTTACTGAATGGTTTGCTACCATTACATTAATTATAGGCGTCGCACTTACATCATGGAACATATATCCGACTAACATATATATTAGTGCATTGGGTAATCTTCTTTGGTTATTCATGGCATTACATTGGAAAAAGTGGTCACTAATTACAATTCAAGTATTCATACTGTTGATATATACTGGCGGTGTGATTAAAGTTTTTATAGGAGTATAACATGGCAATTATTAGATTTAGCGATGAAGAAGTTTTTGGTACAGATTCGTCTGAGTATGAAATTTTAGTTAATGCAGTTGCTGCTATCGAAGAAACTCCTGGTGCTGTAGTTGAAATTGGTTCTCGGCGTGGTGGTTCAGCTAAGATGATAATTGATACTCTAGTAGCAACAGGTAATAACTATCGTTCAATGTTCTGTATTGATCCTTATGGTAATATAGATTATCCTTATACTAACAAAGGGTTGGCCCTTCATTATGGACCTGATTCTGTTAAGGATGGCGACGTCAACGATGCCGAAAAAACAACGCCAATCAAACTAGACTATGACAATGAAATGCGTAACCGCACCATTCCTTCATTGTACTATTATGGTTATAATGCTGGCCTAAACTTTACTTTCTTTTGTCTAGAAGATACAGAGTTCTTCAAACGTTATTCTGATGGAGTGCCAGTTTACGACGAACACAAAACTCTAGAAACAGAATATGCTTTTGTATTCTTTGATGGTCCTCATGATAATGCTTCTCTTAATGCAGAATGCGAATTTTTTGTTCAGAGAGCTCCGGTTGGTGCAGTATTTGTATTTGACGATATTGGTATGTATGATCATGATAAGGTTGTAGAAGAAGGACATCTATTCAATAATGGTTTTGAAGTCCTAGAAAAAGGAAAGATCAAAGCTTCTTACGTTAAGCGTAAATGATAGATACAGATCTCCAGATTATAAATAATACATAACATTCTGGAGGAAACATGCTAAATTTTGGCGAATATCTGTCTGAATTAAAATTAACACTTCAATATCATGAAGAGTTAAATCCAAAGATCTGGAGAACAGAAGATAAACTAAAACCAGAAGTCCGTAAGGCTCTTCTGAAGTTTGCTTATACTTGGGCAGATTTTGCCAAAATTCCAAAATCAATGATCGATCATGTTATAATGACAGGCGGTAATGCTAATTATAATTACACTGGCAAATCTGACATTGATGTTCATGTTATGGTTGATCGTTCTAAACTATTTTCTGATCCTAAATTTGTAGAAGAGTATCTGCAGGATAAAAAATCTTTATGGACTCTTACTCATAATGTAGATGTTTATGGTTATCCTCTAGAGCCATATGCGCAGGATAAAACTTTAAAGTATCCAAAGAATCAAGGTATATACTGCTTAACAAAAGATGAATGGTTACAGAAGCCTCGTAAAATTGATTATGATTTTAAAAACGACCATCTACTAAAACAAAAAGTCACACATTATATGCACGCTATAGATCATATGATAAATTCTAAAATGGGCGTAGATTCTTTTGAGAATATGAAAGCACGTTTTAAGAATATGAGAACAGCTTCTCTACAGAAATATGGCGAATTTGGCAGAGAGAATCTAGTCTTCAAAGAACTACGTAATCGTGGTTACATAGATAAGATGAATAAATACGAAACATCGCTCAAAGACAAAGAACTGTCTTTAAAATAGAACTTTCTTTTTCCTTAAAATTAGTCTATAATAGTCTGTCTAAATTGGAGGTTGTCATGCATATGAGTAGTGATCTAGAATATATGGTTGAGACGGATATGATCGAGCAGGGCTATAACCCATATAACCCTGACGATGTTTATAAGTATTGGGAGAATTATCTAAATGGCAATTGAGATTTATTCTAAAAACAACTGCAGTTTTTGCGAGCAAGCAAAAAAGATGCTTCGACTTCACAACAAGGAATTCGTAGAGTATAAACTAGATGAAGATTTTACTCGCGAGATCCTTCTGTCAAAGTTTCCAGAAGCAAAGACCTTTCCTGTGATCGTCCTAGATGGTTTCAACATCGGAGGATTCGATCAGCTAAAGCGTCATCTGACTGAAGAGACTTCTGACAATCGGAAGATCCTAATGGAAAATGAATATTACGGAGCATAAATCATGGCTAAGTATGAACGCAATGTGTTACTTGAAGAACTTCGTAAGAATGTAATGAACGTTTTCTTCACTAAGGTAAATGGTGAAAAGCGTGAGATGCGTTGCACTCTAATGCCAGAACTTCTGCCTCCAACTTATGTTAATGAGAAGTCAGAAGAAAAAGATTTCCATGACAAGAATCAAGATGTTCTTGCTGTATGGGATGTGATGAAGGGTGGATGGCGATCATTTCGTGTCGACTCTGTAGAGTATGTTGAAATTTTAGATCCTTATCAATACTCATAGGAGACGGACATGAGCGAAAAGACCTATTGGGGACATCACCTTATCATTAATGCAGGTGAGTGTAATCATCAAACTATTACAGATTACAATACTATTCATCAGTTTGCCAAGCAACTAGTAAAAGATATTGATATGGTTGCTTATGGTGAGCCACAGATCGTTAAGTTTGGGCACGGAGACAAGGCTGGATACACTCTTGTTCAATTGATCGAAACAAGTAATATTTGTGCTCACTTTGTTGATGATACAAATGATGTCTACTTAGATGTCTTTTCATGCAAACCTTTCGAAGAAAAAGTGGTAGTCAATCTAGTAAAAACTTTCTTTGAAGCAAAAAAGATTGAAACTGTATTCCTCGACAGACAAGCATAATAAAACAATGGCGACTATAGTCGCCATTTCTTTGCGGAGTTATAAATGGTAAAGGCTATATTTTTAGATCGTGATGGCACGATCAATGAACTTGTTCATGGCAGAGAAAACTCAAAGCACGTTTGTCCTTGGTATTTCTCCGAGTTCAATTATATTGATGGTGTAGAAGAAGCTATCCGAGGAATGAGAGCTCTTGGGTTTTCTCTTCATGTTGTAACCAATCAACCGGATGTTGATGATGGTTATACTACTGAAGATACTATGAATGCCATTCATGATAGTATCAAATCAGATCTAAAAGTGGATACAATTCAGACAGCAAGAACACGTGGCGCTGAAGAGTATAAACCCAATCCTGGTATGTTAAATAAGATCATCAAAGAATGGCACGTCACTAAAGAACGTAGCTGGATGATTGGCGATACTTGGCGTGACGTTGTTGCTGGTAATCGGGCAGGCGTCAAGACTATATACCTTGGTGATATATATTCTGCTCCTAAAGAATGGTTGCATATTAAGCCAGACTTTTACGCTAAGAATCTTCTAGAAACAGTTAAAATTATTCAACAGAATATAGGTGGAAATTAATGAGTGGTTTTGAAGAGAATGAAATTTCTATCAAAGCAAATGGTGGAACTGAAATAGTTAAACGTAGACTTGCTTCTATGCTTCCAGCAAATTTACTGGAAGATTTTCAGATCATTTGTTCGCGAACACGTGATTTAGACGAAAGTAAAATTCGAATTCTCTGGTGCCATGATCTACCTGAAGATCCAGAATCCAAAAACTTCAGAGACTCTGAATGGCGAGATAAGTTTCATAAATTTGTTTTTGTATCTAATTGGCAATATAGTCGTTATAACTTAATTCATGGGTTGCCAATGGACGACAAGTCTATTGTTCTCGACCATGGCATCACACCTGCTCCTGCTACATGCTTAGAAAAGCCAAATGATGGTAAAATTCATTTGGTATATACTTCGACACCGCAACGTGGGTTGAGTATTCTTGTTCCAGTATTTGAACATTTAGCAGAAACAAACCCAGATATTCATCTACATGTTTATTCTTCTTTTAAAATTTATGGGTGGGAAGAAGCCGATAATCAATACGAAGAATTATACGAAAAAATTCGTAGTCATCCCCAGATGACTTATCATGGGTTTACTCCAAACGATCAACTTAGAAAAGAACTTAATAGTTATCACATTTTTGCTTATCCTTCTATTTGGACAGAGACTTCTTGTATTGCTATGCTAGAAGCTATGTCTGCTGGTTTAATTTGTGTTCATTCGAATCTTGGTGCTCTACCAGAAACTTCTGGTGGTCTGAATGTAATGTATAATGTTAATATGGAAGATATGCAGAAACATGCTGGTAAATTTGCCGGCAATTTACAAGCAGCTATCCGCCTTGTTCGTGATAAAAAACAGGATAATATGATTACTTTCAATAAAGTATACGTTGATAATAAAAACAACGTAGAATTTATTAAGAACAAATGGGAAGTAATGTTAAACGATCTTAAATCAGAATATCCAGACCAAGAATCGCGTAAATTTCCGAAAGAAATGTTTGTCTATAAAGTATAAATACTGTTGATTTTTTATAAAAAATAAGGTAATATATGTCTAATAGTTCGAATAACGTTGTGAATTTCCCAAAGGGTAAGAATGCTAACAAGGACATTACTCTCGAGGACATCCAGCATAACATGGAAATGATGAGACATTATCATATCCAAGAAACTATCCAAAATCTAGTTCCGATGATTTTCAATCAATTAGACATCGCTGGGTTTGGACTTATCGAAGATGACATAGACATCGATGTTAAGGATGGTGCACTTATAGTGGAAGCATTACGTTCTTTGATGCTGAAACATTATGATATGCACCATCCTTTTCAGCAGGTAGCCGAATCTATCTTTGTTCCTCATCCGAAGGAAGAAGGTGCGTTTAAGATTGTTGATAAATTAGAACTCGAATTACTACCGATTAATGAACCTGAAGAAACTGAATAGGTGAATTGTGATTATTGTAGATCTGAATCAGGTGATGCTGTCTAACCTTCTAATGCAGCTTGGTAATCATACCAATGCACAGCTAGAAGAAAATATGGTTCGCCATATGATCCTAAACTCTTTACGATCTTATAAAGTAAAGTTTGGCGATGAGTATGGCGAAATGGTTATTGCTTGCGATAATACTAATTACTGGCGCAAGCAAATCTTTCCTTACTATAAGGCTAATCGTAAGAAGAATATTGAATCTTCTGAACTTGATTGGAAGGCTCTGTTCGAATGCCTTAATAAGATTCGTGCAGAACTAAAAGAGTACTTTCCCTACAGAGTAATTGATGTCGAGTCAGCAGAAGCTGATGACATTATTTCCACACTTGTTTCTAAGTTCGGATCAGAACTAAATACTGGTGAAAAAATTCTAATTCTTTCGGGCGATAAAGACTTTATTCAATTGCACGTATATCCTAACGTAAAACAATACGATCCTACTCGTAAGAAGTGGGTTTCTCATGAGGATCCAGAGAGATATCTTCATGAACATATTCTAAAGGGAGACGCCGGAGATGGTGTACCTAATGTGCTTTCTCCTGATAATGTTTTTGTTGTGGGTGATCGACAAAGACCCCTAACAGCTAAGAAAATGGAAAAGATCATGGGAACTGATCTTGAAGATATGGACACAATCATTGCTCGTAACTATTCTCGCAATGCTCAGTTGATCGATCTAAGTTTCACCCCAGAAAAAATTCGCGAAAAGGTCATGGAACAATTTGAAGCACAAGCAAATCGCGATCGTAGTAAACTACTAGGTTATTTTATAGCAAACAAACTCAAAAACCTTACTGAACATTTGAGTGAATTTTAGGAGATAATAATGGCTGTCCTTGGAATGTATGAATTT